TTAGGTGATTTCATCGGTAGGTTTGAGGATTTTGTCTTTTCTGATGTAATGATGTGTCATTCTTTTTGATGTATGCCCAAGTTGTTTTTGAGCTTGTTCATCGGTTGTCATTAGGGAAATATCGGTGGCTGCTTTGGCACGCATATCACGCATTTGTACTTTAGCGATTTCATCAGCAAGTTCAGGATATGCTTTCATTGCTCTCTCCTTTATTTCTTTAAAATGATCGCCCAAACTTCGCCGTTTTAATTTTTTTCCCCATTTATTGGTAAAAATCCAGTCTGATTCGTATCCCAATCTTTTATCTAAAATTTCTTTTAGCCGACCACTAATTTCAAATCTCACTTTTTTCCCTGTCTTCTGCTGAGTAATGTGCAGTATGCCGTCATAGATGTGTGAGTGGTGGATGTTGCAAATATCAATCGGCCTTTGTCCTAGCAAGTACGCTGTCTCGATAATATCTGCCATTCGTTCATCTGCAAATTCATAGATTTTATCAAGGATATAATCCTCTACATAAACCTCACGATATTTAGTTGGGAATTTTTTCACACCTTGCGATGGACTTGGAAGTGTTGTGTATCCCCATTCTCTTGCCATGTTCCAAATTGTGTTAAATAAACCTACCTCAATATTAGCAACAGCCGGCGTGTCTTTTCTCCATTGTAAATATTGACTGATGTGCTTTGGCTCAATTTTTTCGAGCGGTGCAGGTGGGTTACCAAAGAATTTACATAGCCAATGAATAGCCTGTAAATTAGATTGCCGAGTGTTTTTGGCTTTTTTGGTAGGGACAATTTCCAGCTCGTAGCGTTTAGCTACATCAATAAATAAAACGACTGGGGATTTTTTGCTATTTTCAAAATTGAGTTTAGCTGCTTCTAAAACGGCTTCATATTTATTTGTGCCCAGGGATTTTTCTTTGCCATTGGAGAGAACGTAAAAGTAGTATTCCACGATTTGCCCGTTCCCACGCTTTCTGCGACGACAGAGTAGGTTTTGTGGCAATCCGTTGTTTTCATATTTTCGAGGGCGTGCCATAAGTGCCTCCTTCTTCTCAATTTACGCTTTAAATGCATTTGATACCCAGTCAGAATCATTCGTTGCAATAGGTTTACGCTGTTTAGCCTGAGCATAATCACGGCGGACAACAGGGAATCCATTTGCATTTTCTTTAAATGGAATGCCCATAATGTTGAGTTGTTTTTTGATTAGATTTTTCTGCTTGCATTGAGTAATAAATTCAATCTCTTCACGAGAAAGGAAGTCAGTGTAGATGTTCATATTCTCTCCAAATAAACCCCTCATTTAGAGGGATTTGGTTAAATAATCGTTAAGTCGTTGAACCTATCGAAATGCTCACATTACCGATGCGGACAACATTTTCTTCGTTGGCTTCTAGGATTTCTCTCAACTTAGCATAGGTTTTGGGGCATCTTATTTGACCTTCCTCTTCGTTGTAGAGAGCCTCTAATGTGTGCCATTCTTTTGCAAGTGCAGCCCAAACTTTCCCAAGTTCAGCCATTTTTTCAATCCTATTTCGCAAAAAAGGGACTGTCTCCAACAACAGAAAGCAACGCCTGAAATCCGATACATCGTGTGGGTAGCCTTCTATTTTTGGTCTTATTCCGTAACCAAGGTAAAAAGCCATTGTTTTACTGCTTACCCCTGTCTCTCCATTGGCAAGCCACCAAGCGATTTTGTCTTCTATGTGCATTTTTCCTCCAAAAAATAACCGCTTGCGGAACAAGCGGTTAATTGTCAATCATTCATTAAATGTCAAAATTTATAAACCAAATTATCTTCATAGGTAGATTGATAATTTAGACTAGCTTTAACTTTAATCCATTTCGCATTTTCAAAAGTTTGCCAGTTATCTTTTTTCTCGCTAACCATAAAATCTACGAACCTCACAAATTCACTTTTTGTTGAACTAAAAAAGATATAAGGCACTTTAGTTAAATTGATTAATCTTAAAAAATCGATTAAATCAAAATAAGTGGCTTGCTTATAGCTTTCTTGGCGAGTACAAAGATATGGCGGATCAAGTAATAACAATACCTTATCTTTATGCTGAAAACGTGGTAATAGTTTATGAAAACTTTCGTGAGTAACTTCTATTCCATCTAAATAGCCTTCCGCACTTGGATAATCGGTTTGGCGAATACCATTCCAAAATATTTTGTTAAATAGATTCTCTAAACTATTAATTTGCTGTCCGCTAAATAGCAACCAAGAAGCCACACAATTTACATCAATATACCCATCAAAAGACTGAATAACATTGATAACTTGAGATTTCTTATCAGGATCTAATCGCTTGTTTTTAGGCGTACTCTCCCCAATAATGTCATAAATTTGCTTGCGTAGCCTATTTGTATCGGGAATATGCTTTAGCCGCTCCGCATATCCATCATAATCATTGTAGATGATGTGAGCTTTTGGTTTGATATGTTTGACAGTATGAGCTAATAACCCACTACCACCAAATACATCTATGATTGTCCAACCTTGGCCGTCATCAGGAATATTCTCATTTAAAATTTGAGAAACCTGAGCTAGAAACATTCGTTTCTGACCTACAAACGGAAGTGGGGCTTGTTTAAAGATTTGCTTTGCCATAGTTCTCCTATGGCGTTCAGGCGTTCTTAACGCTCAGACACTCAATTCAGTTAAATTTATTGATTGATTTACAACGTACACATTTAATTTCTAAATGTTGTACATCTTTCGCTTTTGCCAATAATTTTTGGCAATACTTACAGCGGATCTCAATTAATCTTAATGATTGCATATAAATACACTTTTACTTCATTTTTTGATAAAATTCCGCCTACCTAGCTAGGTGGCGGCGTATGGCTATATGCAAGTGTGCTTTGCGTAGCTGGCATTATAAGTGTTGCTGCACTTATAATGTCGCCGTTCTTAACTAACTTATGCCTATTCCTTCAAAATATCAGGCACTTCAACAACTTTAAGCTGCTCAGGTTTTACACCTTTATACTTGATCCAATACTGACAAATTTCGATAGCTTCGCCACTCGTTACAGTACCTCTAGACTCTATTGCAACTTTCCATTCGCGGCGAAATTGGCATTCAAGCACGACATAACGTTTACCGTCCATTACTTGGAGTTCATTTCTAAACATATCTAAAACCTTACAGGATTTTATTGTTCCCTTGGTGGTTCAGGAAGTGGTTGCCAATGAGTAACATCGTAAACAGGCTGAATACCTAAGATACCTCCCGATGTAATCCAGCTTTCGCCATTAAACTTAGCTATCATAATAAAGTTGTTTGTTACCAACACTTCTTCGTGGATTTCTGGCAATTTGTCTTTAACCGAAATCCAGCCATTAGTTTCTACAAGTTCTGGTTGTTCAATAAAATTGTCAACCTCTTCAAAGTACCCAGATTCCTTTTCTTCACTTGTAAGCGGGCGAATATCTGATTTTGCTCTACCTAAAACAACGCCATAAACTGCATATGGTAAATCATTGGCTTCATAGTTTTCGCAATCATCCATTTCACTGGCAAACTCATAGGCTTCAGCAGCACCATTTAAACAGCTTTGTTTTGCTTGCTCTAAGGTTTCGTGCAGATTTAGGATATGTATATCATTTGATACATCAACTGAAAAATATTTTTCTTTGCTCATAAATTCCCCCTAAGTTATATTTTCACTATATTTCTTGCCTGTTACGGCTTCCAATACCGCCACCGCTTGCTCTTTCGTTTCAAACTCCAAATCCAGCCGCCATACTGCATTTTTATCAAGATGTGATTCGGGATAAATGCTATCTGTTAATGGTTTTGGTAAGCCTTTGGTATTGGTATTGTCTGATGATTGCGGAGTATAAATATCGCCGCCTAATAGGGCATATCCGGCAATATCTTGCCAGCTATCTTGGTGGTTTGAGCCGTTATTCAAAATACGAGCCAGTTTAAACAGTATCATTTCAACCGAGATTTGCTGCCGCCAAGTAAGTTTCTCTGCGTGCGGGTCGCTTACTTTGCGTAAACCACCATAAATCTTGGCGAAACTGTTGTAGTTGCCGTGTTGTTGTTCACGTTCATCTAAAATATGTTGGGTTGTTTTCATCGTGAATTTTCCTCGAGAAATAACCGCTTGTATTCAACAAGCGGTCAATTTTCATTAAAAACTTACAAGTAAACTTATAAGCTAACTTACAAGCTAGATCGCAATCGTACCGATATTGACCTTGATTGATGTTTCGCTAAGTGCATCGGCTAGCTTTTCCGCAAACTCAGTCGCAATAGACTCTTCAATTTGCTCAGCATGAACTAAGCGGGCAGTTAGTACAGGTTCACCGCTACCGGTTAGCACCTGTACACGCAGAGTAAATGATCGAGTGTCTAAGCCATTGTATGGATTGCAAGTAAATACAAGGTGAGTTGGCAGTTGCAGTGTAGATTTAGCTTCTACCGATTCCATCGCTGATTTTTTGGCTGCGAAATCGCTGAGTTCATGTTCTTCATTTCGGGCGTGGTCAATCGTCATTTTACGCACCGCTTGGACGGCATTTTTAATACTGATTTCATCTTCGTGGTGGTAAGCGTTCAAGTAGATGCCCCAATCTTCGAGGAAATCAGAAAAATCACGCTGTGAGCGACGTGAGCCATTAATTTCGCATAGAGCTTTGTATGCTGCGGTTTTCTTCATCACCAAATTAGCACGATGTTTAGCGTGACCTGCTTGTTCTCGGTTGCCCATATCAAATACAATTTCCGCACTCATTTTCTCTTGGTCGATAAAGCATTGAGCATTTTCTTGAGCATTGGCGGTAGCATATTCAATCAGGCTACCAAAACGTTGCGTTGAAAACGCTGCACGGAATTGGTTACGGTGAGCTTGGAAAGGCTCTAAATTTTGTAATTTAATGCCTTCTGGTAGCATTACTGCACCAAAATCAGTTTCAAGTTCTTTGGTTGCAGCAACAGCAAGAGCCGAAATTTGTTGAAGTGTCGTTTTGTCCATTTTAAGTTCCTTTTTGTTTGAGTAAAAAAATAAAGCCACGCATTAACGTGGCTTGGATTGAAAATAATTGATTATGCAGCAGCTTTAGATAGAGCCTTTAAACCGCTAGGGCTTTCTTTTACTGCCGTTTCTGTTTTTTCAGGTGTAGCAGATAATGCCCCACCTTTATGAACATACATTGGCGTGGCGGTTGTATCCTCTTCTGCTGATTTACCACGCTTGGTCGGTTTGACATAGCTCAATTTGTGCTGAATTTGAACAGATGGGCTGTCGCTATCCATTTTGTCTAAGCTAAATTCAACCGTTACCTTACCCTTTTTATCGTGGGTTAGTACACCTAACGCCACATCTGAAAGAGCTGTTGCGAGCTTGTCTTTGAAAATACCGCAATCTAATTCATCTAAAAATTCAGGTACGTTTGTTTTTGCCATTTTTGGTTCTCCTAATTAGGGTTTGAATAAAATTATTAGAACGGAATATCATCATCAAAATCTCGTGATTCTGAATCCGTCATTACGTGGTTATATGGATTGGTTGGCGGTGGGTTTCCTGCCGG